GAAATCCTGAAAAGTCTTTTTAATATTCTCTGGGAGAATACATTCTTCAATTGTCTGTGGACGATATTTTTCTACCCACAAAAATTCATTATTATTCATTCAGTTTAGTTCCACCTCAAGGAATTTAGATATTCTAATACATTATTTCTCACGTCCATCAATTCATGATAACACTTTTGATTATGAGCACACTGACGTAAAGCAGTATCTGGTTTATGAACTGATTCAATAAAGATATCAAGTCCTCTATTCCATTTTTCTTGTTTACTTTCAGTATCTTCGATTGTGTTTTGGTCTTTCATAGTTAAATCCAATCAGGTTTACGATGAGGCAAGCGAAGATAATTGTCTGCAACCCAAGGTTTAGATGCAATATACCTCTTGTATGCCGTAAAAATATCTATATTAGTATCATACTTGAATTCATCTGGTCCAGCAAACACAAAGGGTTTAGGACCCTTGCCAGAGCGTCCTGTAGGGTCTCCTGTGGGTAGAATCTCCTTTGCTGCATTGAGAGTAAGGAAGCAGGTGTGAACCTTGCCATAGCGGGCAGCATACTCCGCACATAGAGCAAATCCATGAGCAAGTAACCACTGCCAGTTCATCACGTAGTCATTTGCCCAGATAGTACACGGATGATTGCGAAAAGCACCCTTCTCAGTAGCATAGGGAGTACCGTCTGCTTTGGGAAGAGTGCCAAATCCATGACCCCATTTGTCAGAGCATACAATAGCAAGCATCTGACAAGTCTCTAGAGGCATCTTGACAATGTGCTTGTCAGGAAGAACTCTGGCAGACTTCCAAGGATCGGGGTCAGTCACGAAGATGTTCATTCGAAAGTTGAATCAGGTTCTAGAGCAATATAATAGGTCAAGTCATGGTTCTTACTGGTAAAACGTGACAGAAGTTTAGATGACACAACTACTTCATATGTACCGGGAAGAACTTTAATATTCTCCACTTTGAAGTTGAAGCAGAATTCAGAATCAGTCTCACCAACAACGATAGCAAAATCGTTAGATGTATCGTTCTTCTTATCGCGGACAACCAGTTTGACCACACCTGCTTCACCAACAGCACAGATATCGGGCAGTTGATATACTGCTGCTGCTTTCAGCAACTTTTCCAGTTGGTCAGTGCTCAACTCAAAGCACACATCTTCACTAGGAAGACTGATTTCTTTGTCAGGAGGAGTCACAATAACATTCGGGTCGGCAAAGAAATACTTGGAACGCATCTTGCCTTCACGAATCATCACATAACCTTCATTCGTAAAATCAAGTTCAGGTTGCTGGTGAAGACTCATACCATTGAGGAACTGATTGAGATCATAGATACCAAAGTCCTTAGTGAACTCTTCAGTAACAGTTGCTTCTGCCAGAATGTTCTTCATCACACTGATGGTACGAAGTTTGTTACCCTCTTTGAAAAGAATAGACTGATTGATGGAAGAGAAGTTCTTCAGAAAAGAAATAGTTTTATCAGAAAGTTTCATAGGGGGTCGAATTTTCATTACAGAGGCCAGCAAAGTGGTAAAGAAGAATGCAATAGTGAATTGCTTTTAGAAGGTCTCTCCGGTTTTTACCATTCTTCTTACCGAAGCGAGAGAGATACTTGATAGCATTAGAGCGACAGAAAGGTTCTGCATCACCAATACCTTCAATCAGATCAAGTGTCTGAGTTTTTGATTCAGGAGAAGCATAGTGAGCATTATACGTGCCACTGAGATAATCACGAATCTCTTTGAGGATAACATCCTCATGATACTTCCAGAACCCATTATCATTCTTAGGAATATCTGGAAGATCAGGGGTATTAAATGTAATCATATCTTCGTTCACAAGAGTAGTTGGAATATTGTAAGTATAGGATTTCTCCCAAAAGTCATTGTAATCATCTGAGTTTGCAGAGGTAATCATCAGTTCATCGTAAAGTAAACTCCAAGCATTAGTCATTATATCACCCAGCAGTGTAGGTGTCAATGGTGTCTTCAGAAGGCATCTGGAAATCTGCATCAACCTTGTCATACAGTTCCATGAATGCCTGCTTGGTCTCATCATCAAAGCGATTCACACAAACTTCAATCGCTTTTGCCTTATCGCCAAAGATGCTGTAAGCACGGATGATATGAACAAGACGGCGAGTAGAGATAATCTCTTCGATACCACCATCATAAAAAGTCTTGCGGATGATATCTCCCCAGTCAACCAATCGCTTGCAGAACTCACGATCTTCTACACCAAGATCCAGAGCAATACCCTCAAGAATCTTTTGTTCTGTTGCAGGAGTAGGATAAGACTGTTCAAAAGTTACAGGGAAGCGTTCCAGGAATGCCTCATTGAGAACGTTAGTTCCAATAAAGCGACCGTCATCGCTGCCTTTGCCTTTAGTATTTGCAGTTGCAATAACATTGAATCCATCCTTTGGTTGAATGTATTTACCAATCTTCTTCAGGAAGACTCCTTTTCCTTCCAAGATTGATTGAAGGCAAAGAATTTTGTTGGAAGCCAGGTCAATCTCGTCAAGCAGTAGAATCGCACCGCGTTGCAGGGCTTCGATGACCGGACCATTGTGCCAAGCAGTCTCACCATTGACCAAGCGGAATCCACCAATAAGGTCATCTTCATCAGTTTCAATTGTCAGGTTGACGCGGATAAGTTCCCGACCAAGTTGAGCACATGCTTGTTCAACAGAAAAAGTTTTACCGTTTCCAGACAGACCAGTGATGAAAGTAGGGTAGAAAAGACGAGACTGGATAATCTTGCGAACATCGCTGTAATTACCAAACTTGACGAAGGTATCATCTTTCTGAGGGATAAGATTTTGCTCAATAGCAGGCATTGCTGCTGGTGCTTCATAGGTACGCTCAATCTCCTCAACCTTTTGAGGAGTCACCTCAAGATTCCACTTACCACGACCAACTTTGAATTGGTCAAGTTTCTTAGAAACAGTCTGATAGGTGGTTCCGTTCATAGCACACCATGCTTTCAGTTCTGCGCTAGTGACCGTAGAACCATAGAGGTTGCGGAGCGAAGAAGAAATGTAATCAGTGGAGATGGCCATTGGTTTGTTTGAACTGAAGTTATTATAGGGCAGAGTGGGGGCAGAGTCGGGGCAGAGTGGTCACTCTCCGAACCGGTCCCTGCTGTATTTGTATTTCATGGCCATGAGAAACCAAGAATCAGTCAGAGACTTAGGACCATTCATTAGAACTTCCAATTGCCTCTCTTTGAGTTTAGGGTCTTGTAGAGCCCTTTTCTTCCATTCTGGTACTTCAGTCATACCACTAGCGAAATAAATTCTCCAAGAATACGCTTATTCAGTTTTTTGGTCTTCAGAGACTTCACAAAAGCAGATTTGATTTTTGCTTTGGTAGCACCTTCATCAACATCAAACTCAGTGTCTTGATTCAGTGCTGTAGAAGACATGCCAAAGTAAGCATCATATCCAGAGTTCTTGATAACAAAACTCTTCTCTTTACGCCAGGTGTTGTTGATTTTGACTGCTTCGTCAGACCAAGTATCTCCACTATACATTTTGATGAAGGAACTAGCATCTCTAGGATTGAGAACACGAATACCAATCAAATTCATATCAGTGAAGTTATCTTTGAGGTTCTTCAGAAGAAGGTCAGTAAATTCATGGAACCGATACTTGACTTGATAGGTATTACCGGTCTTACGATCACGAACAAAGGTGCGATCAGCAACCAATCGCCTAGAACCAATACGTTCCTCACCGTTGTAGTCAGTGACAGTGGCATGGCGATTGACAAAACCTGCCTCACCATCAGTCAAAACTACACACTGAACTTTCTGCAGTTTGTTCTCACTCTGGAACTTAGGAAGAATCTGATGAAGACTAATAATTGCCTCATTCAAAGGTGTTCCTGAAAGAGAAACACGACGACCTGGTTCATAAGAATAACAACCACGGCATCCAAAGTAGTAAGCAATACGGAAGATGTTCTTCATCTGATGCTCAAGAGTCTTACCATTTACTTTGCTAGTAAGAATGTTCATCATACAGAAGTTATCATCAACAACAAGTTGTCCTTCTTTTGCTTCATAATGAGAAGGCAAAGGTGCCCAAGCACCACTAGGAAGCGTTTCATGTACAATCCATTCATTAGTGAAAGCATATACCTCAAAGGGAATATTAACTTTCTTACAGAACCAAATCAGGTTGAAGAGTTGCTTGCAAGTGTCCTCAATGACATTTGCCATAGAACCAGACCAGTCAAGAACAAATACTAGACCATGATTCTTACCATCAGCAAGAGTAGTAACCTTTCGGAAAAGGTCATCATTATACTTATAAGTATGTAGCTTAGAGCAGTCAAGAACACCAGTGCGTGATACAGAAGCACGGGCATAAGAATCTGCTGCTTTCTTACATTCAAACTCCTTCACCAAATAATTGACTTCTTTCTGTGCAGATCGTTTGAACTGAGTGAACAAAGAATCAGGAGTTTGGAAAGGATCATCTTCTTCACGAATACTCCAGTTAGCATCAATATAATCGTGAACTTCTTGGTTCTTAGCAACAACAGTATCAAGATTTACCTTTGGCAATTCAACATAGATGTTCTCACCACCATGATTAGAAATCAATTCTCGCAGACTTTCATCAAGACTATCAACCGTCTTTACTTCAGGTTCATCAGAAGCACCTGCATTACTGGAGGTATCAGAATCTTGCTCAATTTCAGAATTAGATTCTTGACTATCACCTTCAGTTTCTTCATTTGCTTGCTCACGCTTCTCTGCTTCTTCTTGCATTTCTTCATGAGTCATACCACCATCACCACCAGACTGTGCAGATGAAGAAGCAGGAATATCAGGTTTCTCCTGGTCTTTCTTGGTTTTTTTGTCATAGTGATACATTTCTTCTGCAGCAAGACATACATCTGCAAAAGTTTCACAGTCAGCAATCATCTTGATGATACGACTCTCATCAAAGTTGAAGAAAGGAATATCAATATAGTTACCAATCTTGAAGTAAAGATTAGCACGGTCAGCAAGAGACATTTTACCAACATCTTCACCCTCAAGGCAGAAGAAATCTTCATCAGAAAGTTCAGAATAACCCTTGAAGAAAGTCTTACTCAGACCAGGATATTTACGTTTCATCAGTTTCTCAATACGCGCATCTTCAACGATGTTCACGAAAGAGTGGGGAATACCTTTGGGAGAATCTTGATCAGGAGTGAAGAGTGCGTGTCCAACTTCGTGACCGACCAATAAGTCATAAACCATGTTACTTGCTCGCTCCCAGCGAGGCAGGGTAAGAACACGGGTATTGACATTGAATTGAGCAGTTTCAACAAAGCGGTGCTCAACCACCAGATCCTCAGTAGCAAGGAGTTTGGCGAGTTGTGACTTGACTTCGTGCTTCATGGGTTTGTCTCGTATGGACCTATACTACTAAACCCCAGCTCTCGCCGGGGTCCCTCAGTGACAGTTTTTCAAGTGGTCTAGTTTAGTATGCTCCTACAAATTCGTTTACAAAACGCTTGTTTTTCATTACAATCAATTAGACAGTTATAATAGTCGTTTAGTGCATCAGACTCCTCTATTGCTTTACTTACTGTGGCATTCAAGTTATCAACACTTTGTTTCCAACCCGCTAACTGATTATATGAAATAAGATTGTGCATAATGTCCTCCATTACACTTTTCAGGGATTCGATAAAAATATAACAAATATTTTAGTTACATTTAGTCTCTCCTTAAGGTTCTACACTATGTAGTCAGCGTATGCTAACTTTATGAAGTTACAATAACTTGTATCTTCTTTTTCAGAAAACGTAATGCTTCTTTACGTTGACGAAGTGCCTGAGGTTTCAGTTTTCGTTTCTGTTCTTTCTTGCTGTGGTGCTGCCAATTTTTGAGTTGCATGGTTCTGTCCTTTTATTGGACCTTACGCGAGAAACCTTTGATTTTTTCAAACCTTGTGACACTTTCAAACTTGTCTTCCAACCCTGCTTTATGAGAGATGACGAAGATGTTTGCGTCCTTGATAACGTAACGAATAATCTTCAAAAATTCGTCTGTACCAAACCCGTCCAAAGAACTATCAAACACTTC